GGCGGCGCGACGACGGGGCCATGGTCAGGATCGGGCGCTGCCTGATCGACGCCAACTGGGGAACATCGACGGATGTGGTCTACCAGTTCTGCCGCCAGAGCGCCCACGCCGCCGTGCTCTTCCCCAGCCACGGACGGTACGTCGGTGCGTCCAGCACCCCGTTCGCCGAGTACCGCAAGAAGCGCGGCGACCGGGTGGGCTTGAACTGGCGCATTCCCAACGTGCGCGGCAGACGCGCCATCCGGCACGTGCTCTACGACACCAACTTCTGGAAGAGCTTCATCCACGCCCGCCTGACCGTACCCATGGGCGACCGGGGCTGCCTCTCGCTCTACGGGCGCGATCCGGTCGCGCACCAGCTCTTCGCCGAACACCTCACCGCCGAGTACCGCGTGAAGACCGAGGGGCGTGGGAGAGTGGTCGACGAGTGGAAGCTGCGGCCCGAAGCACACGACAACCACTGGCTCGACGGCATCGTCGGCTGTGCAGTGGCCGCCAGCATCGAGGGCGCGATCCTCCCCGGCACCCAGGAGACGGTCTCCCCGAAGCGTGAGCGCATCAGGCTGTCGGCACTCCGGCGGCAGTCCCGGCGCTGATTCACGCACGATTCCTCACTTTTCGGCGAAAAAAGTCGCCGAACCTCACGCCATTTCGGGATTTTCCCGGCGAGAAAATAGGTATGGGCCCTTTCACGGGCCGAAACCGGAGGTGCCGATTGGCCGAGCAACTGACAGACCAGATCCGCGAGAACGCCCAAGGGCCGCGCCGCGCGAGCGGCGACTCGGGCTCGGTCGAGCAGCACAGCCTGACCGAGCAGATGGCGGCCGACCGCTACCTGGCCTCGAAGGAAGCCGCGAAGCGCAAGGGGATGGGCATTCGCGTCGGCAAAATGATTCCACCGGGGGCCTGCTGAAGCGATGCTGACCATCCTCTCCAATCTGTTCCGGCGTTCCCCCGCCCGATCCAGGCAGCCACGTAGCTACCGCGTTGTGCGCGGCCGCTTCGACGCCGCTCAGACCACGCCCGAGAACCAGCGCCACTGGGCGGCCGCCGACGGCCATTCCGCCGACGAGGAGGCGAGCCCCGAGGTGCGTAGGGCACTGCGGGAACGGGCCCGGTACGAGGTCGCCAACAACAGCTATGCCAAGGGGATCGTGCTCACGCTGGCCAACGACACCATCGGCACGGGCCCGCGCCTGCAGATGCTGACCGACGACGACGAACTGAACCGCGAGATCGAGTACGAGTTCAGCGCATGGTCCCAGGCCGTCCGGCTCCCCGAGAAGCTGCGCACCATGCGCATGGCCCGTTGCCAGGACGGTGAATCCTTTGCCATGCTGGTGGAGAACCCAGCCATCGAGCACGCCATCCAGATCGACATCGGCCTGATCGAGGCCGACCACGTCACCAGCGACCTGAGTGTCCTCGGACGAACCGATGAAGTCGACGGCATCCGCCTGGATGCACACGGCAACCCCACCAGCTATCGGGTGCTCAAGCACCATCCGGGAGGCATGCAGTTCGACATCGGGCAGAAGGCCGTGGACGTTCCCGCGCAGGCGATGATCCACATCTACCGGGCCGACCGGCCGGAACTGCACCGGGGCATTCCCGAAATCACGCCTGCGCTGCCCCTCTTTGCCCAGCTTCGCCGCTACACCCTCGCCGTTCTGTCCGCCGCCGAAGCGGCCGCCGACTTCGCGGGGATTTTGTATACGGACGCGCCCGCGTCGGGCGAAGCCGATGCCGTCGAGCCGATGGACCTGGTGCAGCTCGAGCGCAACATGCTGCTCACCATGCCCGGCGGCTGGAAGATGGCGCAGCTCGATCCGAAGCACCCCTCGACCACCTATGCCGAGTTCAAGCGCGAGATCCTCAACGAGATCGCCCGCTGCCTGAACCTGCCGTACAACATCGCCGCCGGAAACTCGTCCGGCTACAACTACGCCTCCGGCCGCCTGGACCACCAGACCTACTACAAGGCCATCCGCGTGGATCAGGCCTTTATCGCCGCGCGTGTGCTCGACCGCATCCTGGCCACCTGGCTCCGGGAGTATGCCCTGAATCGCGATCTCGAGATCGATGCCCCGCACCAGTGGTTCTGGGACGGGCTCGAGCACGTCGACCCCTTCAAGGAAGCTAACGCCCAGCGCCTCAGGCTGGAGAGCAACACGACCACTCTATCGCACGAGTACGCCCGCCAGGGCCTGGACTGGGAAGCCGAGCTTCACCAGCGCGCCCGGGAAAAGGCCCTCATGCGGGAGTTTGGACTGATCGACGCCGACATCACCCCATCAACCCAGGAGAACCAGGACCATGAATGAGTTCGTGACCATCGAAGCCGCCGCAGAAGGCGGGAAACCGAAAGTAAAGGGTGTGGCCTATTCGGGCGGCAAGATGAGCCTGCCCGGCTGGAAGCACCCGGTCGTCGTCGACCTGTCCGGCATGGAAGTGCCCGAGAGCGTCCCGCTGCTGACCAACCACGAGAACCGCACCGGCTCCCGCGTCGGCATGGTCGCCGCGCGCGTCGAGTCCGATGCCCTGCACATCGAGGGCGAAATCGTCTCCAGCAACGGCCAGGCGGCGGGCATCGTCGAGCAGGCCGAGGCCGGGGCCGACTGGCAGCTATCCATCGGGGCCGAGGTCAAGAAATCCGAACTGGTCAAGACCGGCACCCGGGTCGTCAACGGCCAGGAACACGCCGCTCCCTTCTACCACGTCACCGCCTCCGTCCTGCGCGAGGTCTCGGTCGTCGCTGTCGGTGCCGACCAGGCCACTCGCATGCAGGTCGCCGCCTCCTTCACCCTCACCGGAGAGGTACCCATGCATGATCAGAACACTCGAAGCACTCCTCCGCCTGCTCGCCCGGCTGCTGATCCCGGTCAGCGTGATCAGCCCGGCAACGCAACCCCCGACCCAGGCATCGCCGCCGCTCAGGCCGTGGCCGCCGAGCGCGAACGTATCGCGGGCATCCAGCGCGTCTGCGCCGGAGAGTTCGCCGAGATCGAGCGCGAGGCCATCAATGCCGGTTGGACGATTCACGACACGGGCCAGCGGGTGCTGGCCGCCATCCGGGCCGCGAGGCCGATGGCGGACGTGAACGTCACCATCAAGCGCGCTCCGGCGCTCGGCGAAACCCAGAACCGTCTCGAAGCGGCCATGTGCCTGCGGGTCGGTCTGAGCGGCGACGACCTGGTCGCCGACTACGGGGAAGCCGCCGTCGAGGCTGCTTCACAGCGGCGTCACATCCCGCTCGTCGATCTGCTGCGCGAATGCGTGCGGATCGAGGGCCAGGCCGTGCCGCAGGACCGCGACACCGGCCTCATCCAGGCCGCATTCAGCACCGTCAGCCTGCCGGGGATTCTCTCGAACGTTGCCCATAAGCGTCTGTTGAAGGCGTTCACGGCCCAGCCGCTGGTTGCTCCGCGCCTGTGTTCCGAGGGCGACCTGAACGACTTCAAGGAGAACGAGCGCTTCCGTCTGACCGATGTCGGCGACCTCATGCCGGTCGCTCCGGACGGCGAGATCAAGGACGGTGGCGTTCGCGAGGATAAGGCCACCAACCAGCTCGACACCTTCGGCAAGAAGTTCGTGCTGACGCGCAAGATGATCATCAATGACGATCTGAACGCCTTCATGAAGTTCCCCATCTCGATGGGCAACCGCGCGGCGCGCCTGATCGACCAGCTCTTCTTCGCCCGGCTCCTGCTCAACCCGACGCAGGCGGACGGCAAGAAGCTCTTCGCCACCCAGCACGGCAACCTGCTGAGCGGCACCGACAGCGAACTCTCCCACGAGTCGCTGGCCAGGGCCGTGCAGCTGTTCCTGGACCAGGCCGACGCGGACGGGCAGCCGATCAGCGTTGAGCCTCGCTTCCTACTGGTGCCCACGCCTCTGCGCCACGAGGCCATCCGGCTGACACGCGGCGCGGCTCTGATCATCAGCGGCGGCGACGCCACCAGCGGGGCCAGCCCCGTGCTGACGCCCGCGCTGAACGCCTTGGCCGACGAGAACCTGGTCGTCATCTCCAGCCCTTATCTGACCCATTCCGGCTACCCGGGCGCGTCGGCTTCCAGCTGGTTCCTCTTCGGCGATCCGGCCCAGGTGGACACCTTCGAGATCGGCTACCTGCGCGGCAAGCGCACGCCTACCATCGACAAGGGCAACACCGACTACAACACGCTGGGGATGTGGTTCCGCGTGATCTTCGACCTCGGCATCCGCGAGCAGGACTGGCGCGGCATGGTCCGCTCCGACGGTGAGTAATCAACCCTGAACCCACAGGAGATACGAGACATGAACGCAGTTTTCAGACAACGCGGCGACGCCATCGACTACATCCCGGCTTCCGACGTAAACGCCGGTGACGTGGTGGTCCAGAACGACCTGGTGGGGATCGCCAAGCTCGACATCAAGGCCGGAGAACGCGGAGCCCTGGCGCTGACCGGCGTCTACACCGTGCCCCGGGTGTCAGGCCCCGGCACGGCCATGGAGGCCGGGATGAAGCTCTACTGGCTCCAGGTCGACCAGAAGGCCACGCTCGCGGCCGATGACGGCGGGGAGCCGCCCGTGACCTATCCCTACCTCGGCAAGTGCATTCTCGCCGCCGGGGACGACGAGGCGACCGTGCAGGTGAGGCTCGACCAATGACGGACCTGCTGGGTAAGGCCGCCGACTGGCTCGAACGCCAGCGCCAGGAGCACCTGACCGCCGCCGTGTGGTTCGAGCGCGGCGGCAAGCGGATCGGCTTGCAGGCCACGGTCGGCAGGACCCGGTTCGAGAGCACCGACGAGTACGGGCGCGTGCTCCGCACCGAGTCCCGCGACTACCTGGTCCGGGCCGTGGACCTGGTGATCGACGGCGTGAGCGTCCTTCCCCGGCCGGGCGACCTCGTGATCGAGGCCGACCGCCGCTACGAGGTCATGGCCCCCGCGGGCGAGCCCGAGTGGCGTTGGTCGGACGTGAACCAGACCACCCTGCGCATCCACACCCGACAGATCGACGAGGAATAGACCCCATGCCCAACGGCAGTGACAACCCTGACAGCCGCGACCTGTGGATCGTGGTCAACGAGATGCGCGAGGACGTGGCAGAGATGAAGGGGATGCTCCGGCTGCACATGGAGGACCCCAGCATCCACCACCGCCCGCCCTGCATGCACGTGCACGAGGTCCAGCGT